ACCACTAGCATGCATGCGCTAGCGCCCGCGTTCCGCATCTCGGTCAGCGTCTCGCGCTGCCACGGGCCGATGAGCTGCGTCTTCGCCGCCTTCACCTCCACGACCAGGTTGGCAATGCCGGCCACGTCGCCCTTGTCCTTGTTGCCGGACAGGGCACGCCGCTCCGCGGCAGGCCACCAGTTTTGGAGGTAGCGCACGACCTCGCGTTCCGCGGCTGTGCCCTTGGCCTTCGCCTTGGTGCTCATCGGGCCCCCTCCTTGCGGAGCTTGGCGCGGCCCGCCAGGATCTGGGCCGCGTACTTCCGGGTCCAGGTTTCGCGGACCAGGATCTTCCCCTTGTCGTGGCGGGCCATCGGGCTGTTCTTCCAGATCTCCACCCGGAAGTTTCGGCACCGCGGACAGACCGCGAACAGGTTCGCCCCGTTGGGGCACCCGGGCCCGGGTGAGGTGGGGCGGCAGTACCAGGCGTATTCGTCGTAGCAGGCGCATTCGTTGAGGGGGTGGGGACGGCGGTAGCCATGCCACCCGCAGTTCGTGCAGTCAATGCGGTAGCGGCCGTTCACAGGCAACCCCCTCCGCTGTCGTAGTCGTGCTGGAGGCCCAGCGCGAACGCCTCCAGGTAGTTCCCACGGACCCCGACGGGGCCGTGCGGGATGCACCGGACCTCGAACCCCTCCGGGGTCTCGTCCATCCAGACGCAGTGCCAGTCCGGGCGCGGCAGCGCCTCGGCCTTCACAGGCAGAACCCGACGTGCGACACCGCGAAGCGGAAGGCTTCCGCCTGCGTGGCCTTGGGGGCCCCGTGGAAGGGCCGGCCGGGCAGGCGCTGCGCGCACTGGTGCTCCCAGCACCACAGGCCCGTGTCCGGGTCCCGGGTGACCCTGGCCCTGGCCAGGGGCCACTGCAAGTCGTGCGTGAGCAGCGGCAGGTGGTGCCGATCGCTCACGGCGCGATCTCCTTGACCTCGATGCCCGCCTGAAGGGCAAGGGCGATGGTCCCCTGGGTACCCCTGCCTCCGGGCAGGGGGAAGGCCAGGACCAGATCGGCTCCGCCCTTGACCATCAGGGCGTTGCGCATGGGGCCTGCGGCCCGGCCGTGCGTCTGCCAGTCGGCAGGGTAGGTGACCTCGCTGACACCCAGGTGCTGGCCAGCCACCTCGAACCAGTGGTGGGCGGCAGCATCGGCGCCCGTGGAGCAGGCGCCGTGGATCAGCTCGAAGGGGCCCTTGCCGGCGAACAGCAGGCCCAATTCATGGAAGACCTTCTCCGGGTCGGGCCACGCCCGTGACCCGGTCACAATGACCCTCACTGCGCCTCCGCCCAGGTCACCAGGCGGGCGTACTCCGCCGCCCGCTTGTCCAGTTCCTGGACCTGCTTGCCCAGGGACAGGGCCCGGTTGCTCGTGGCCGCCGTGGTGCGCCATTCGGCGCGCAGGCGCTCCGCGCGGTGGGCCAGCTCCGCCTGGGTCAGGCGGAGCTCGTGGATGGTCAGGGGGGTCATGAGTGAGCGTCCACGGCCGTGACGACGGTGTCGCCGGGGACGGAGGCCAGGTAGTCCTGGTACCTCTGGTCGTAGTCCGGCGTGGGCACGAAGTTGTGCCCGTCCCAGGCCTCCTGGGCGACCCAGTCGCCCTCCAGCGTGATGAAGCCGTAGGGAGTCGGGAAGCGGGTGGGCGTGCCGGGCGCGTCGGCCGCCAGTGCGGTGTTCTCCCCGTCGAAGTAGCCGTCCCAGCGGTTGCCGACCGCGAACCAGTCCCAGTGGCCGTACAGGTTCTCGCCGTCGTGCCGCTCCTCGTGCGGCTCCATGGCCTTCTCGACGGAGCCGCCGGGCTTCGTGAAGACGTGAATGAGGGAGTGCATCAGTTCCATCCGTCCTCTCCTGAGCCGCCCCAGCCTGCGTATTGCAGGCTCTGCGGCACGTGTGTGTAGTCGCCCACGTACGCCCGCTCTGCGTGGAGCGTCATTGCAAAATGATCGTTCGCGTCCTTGTCCGCCCTGGCGTGACGGTTCTTCACAGAGGCCACGTGCAGGTCCCCGTTATCCGTCATCCCGCAGGTGACGATCAGTTCCGGGATGGCGGCCACCTTGCCGTGGATGTCCGACCGGCGCGGACAGGGCCGCTTGGTGGACTGACTGTCAGAGGCGTGGTGTACAAGCAGGACATGGGCCGCGGTCTCCCGGGCCAGGACCTTGCTTTGCCTCATCAGGTCGCGCAGCGACCCCCATTCATCGCCCGTGTCATGGCCCACGTCGCTACAGATGTCCACCACGATCTGCTCCGGCCAGACCCCATGGGTCTCGGCGTAGGCGTAGGTGGACAGCCAGACATCGTCCAGCGTCGGGTCCGGGGCGAAGTCGAACTGCACGAAGTCGAACCTGGACAGCAGCTCCGCTGCCCGGTCAGGGGCCGAGTAGGCCCAGGACTCCGTGGAGTCCGTGGGCTGGCCGCTGGCGATGGCCAGCAGCCTGGCCCGCACCGTCTCCTCTGAGGAGTCGGTGCTGAAGGCCAGGGTCGGGACGCCCATGTTCGCGATCGCGTTCAGCGCGATCATTGTCTTGAAGGAGCCTGGAATCCCGGCCAGCATGCTGACGCTGCTGCGCCGGAAGCGGATGCCCTTACTGGACCAGGAGGCGAAGGGGGCCGGCAGCGGATCGCCGCCGACCGGCCCCTTCCCCACGCTCCTGCTGAGGGTGATCACTCACCCTCGCTGGTCAGCGGCGGCTGCCGCTGCAGACCCAGCACGAACTGGTTCCAGCGGTCCTCGCCCTCCTCGCGCCACAGCAGGAGGGCGTTGTGCTGCCAGTCGGCCTCGTACAGGGCCGCCAGGATGGGCTCTGTCTCGATGGCCTGCGCGGTGCGCAGCATCCAGGCCGCCGGCCACCGCTCGCTGTGCACCAGCAGGCTGAAGCCGCTGGTGTGCAGCTTCTCCTGGCGGAGCACATGGTTGATGCCCTGCGTGATGAGCGTGTCCCGCTCCCGGGCATCCGGGAGCAGGATCAGCAGTGCTCTGGCCATTAGGCAGGGACCGGCCCGAACTGGGCGAACGCCTGCGCCACCTCCGGGGCGACGTACCAGGACTTCTGCGGCAGGCCAAAGAAGTTGTACTTGCCGCCCTTGGACGGGTTCCCCTTCGGGATCCCGTACTGGGCCGCGATCGCGTCCACCTGCTCCTTGCGGGCACCGTTCAGGCGGTACCAGCCCTGCGGGGCCGGGTACTCCTTGCGCTGCCCCTGCTGCTGACCGCCGCCCCAGCCGCCCTGCTGCTGCGGCTGGAACCCGCCCTGGGGCGGGCCCTGGAAGCCGGGCGCCTGCGGCGCGGAGACGTTCGGTCCGAAGGGCGGGGCGCCGGGCGACTGCTGGAACTGCGCCGGAGGCGCCTGGAAGGCCTGGGCGGGCGCCTGGGGCGCCTGCATGACCGTGGCGGGCCCGAGGCCCGCACCGATGGCGGCGCTGGCCTTCATGAGCGCCGCGGCCTCCCCGATGAGGCCGTAGACGTTCTCCGCCGCCAGGTCGTCCAGGATGGCCCGCAGTTCGGCGCGGTCCTGGGCCCGCACCACCAGGAAGGGCGCCTTGTCGGGCGCCAGGGAGAGCGTGTAGCGGTGGTTGTGCGGGTTGTCGGAGCGCTCCGGGTACATCTCCATCGCCGGGGCCGCCGGGGCGGCCTGCTCCCAGCTCTCGTCCGCGCCGTCCTGCTCGGGGGTGACGTCCGTCATCGTGCCTTCTTTCTGCATGCGGGGAACTGGTCCCCGACCTGGCAGTTACGCCAGGCAGTCCGGTCCAGAATCAGCACGGGGTCCGTGCTGTCGATCGTGTTGATGACCAGGCCCGAGCCCTTCGGGGCCCTGGACATGACGTAGCCCCGGATCTCGGACCCGGGGCTCTTGGCGGGGCTGCCCGCGGCAGCCGGCTCACAGGCGGTCAGCAGGACCGCCAGGACGGCGAGGGCTAAGCGGCGTCGCACTCCGCTCCCTCCAGCTCGAAGCGGATACAGCCGCGGTCGTGCGGACCGCACTGCTCACAACAAAGACCGCAATCGCAGTCAGGCAGCACGGCTGCTCCTGGGCTTGCCCCAGGTCTCGGGCTTGGGCGGGATGGGCAGTCCGGCCCAGTGGGCCACCCGCCGGGCGTCGCTGGCTGTCCAGCGGCCCATCATGGGACGGGTCGTCCCGACCCGCTTGAGCTTCTGCCAGCTCCGGCGGCGGTAGCTCATTCGGAGACCTCGGCGCTGTCGTGCACGACCTCCACGCGCCAGTTGCCGACCAGGAAGCCGAGCAGGATCCCTGCGAACAGAGCGTCCAGGATCCAGCCCCACCAGCTGGCGCCGTTCACGGCGGCGTTGGCCAGGCCCGCCACGCTCGACAGGAAGAACAGCGCATAGGCCGTGCGCTCCATGCGCACCACGAACAGGGCCACCAGGCCCAGCGCCACAAGGGCGCAGGCCGTGATCAGGTACGGACTCATCGTTCTCCTTAGAACGGAGGGGTATTGCTCGGGTGTCCCGGGCTTTCCGGGTCGTACTGGGCCGCCAGTGGCCCGTTCTGGGCCGCGCAGGCGGCCTTGACGTCGCACAAGAAACAGTCCGACGTGTTCGCGGGCCAACGGCCCGCCTTGGCGTAGCCCTGGATCTGCTCCCAGGCTTCGCCGTAGACCTCGCCGACGCCCTCCGGCGTCGTCTTGGACAGGTCATACGGCGTGGACAGGGTGGCCTTGCGGTTCATGAAGGCCGCCCCGTCGTGCACGTCCACGTCGTACTTGACCTTGAGCAGGGCGGCGTAGGTCTCGAACTGGGCCGCCGTGGCCGGCGGCTTCTTGCCCGTCTTCAGGTCCACGATCCAGAGCTTCTTGAAGACCGGGTCCCAGAAGACCCGGTCCAGGAACGCCTTGATCTCCACATCGCAGCCGGGCAGGCGCCCGGACACGTCCAGTTCGATGGCCGGCTGGCCATCGGGAGCGGTCCAGATCTCCCAGGGGGAGCGCTTGCGCCAGTCGACGTAGTTCTGGACGAACTCCAGGCCGATGGTGCGCCAAACCTCGGGCGGCTCGGTCTTGGCGGAGCCCCACTTGTAGTAGTCGGGCTCGCGCTCGAAGGCTTCGGCCAGCTCCTTGTCGAAGTACCGCTCCCAGACGGCTCCGGCGTGGAACGCCTTCTCCACGCAGTTGACCGCCATACGGTCGTACTTCTCGGTGGCCAGGTGTACCGCACTGCCCCCGGCCAGCCACATGGCGGGCCGGGAGGGTGCGTCCGTGAGCTTGGCGAGGAAGTAGGCGCGGGCGCACCGCTCAACAAGTTCGCGGGAACTGTGGGAAAAGTGCCCCGGGAGCTTACGCTGCGTCGGCACTCGCGCTCCTCTCGGCCGCGGCCCGGGTCTTGTACTCCTCGATGACCGGCGTCATCGGACGCCGCATCGAGACGTCGTCCGACCTGATCCACTTGATGGCCTGCCGGCCCGAGTGACCCTTGATCTTCATGCGCATCCACACGCCATCCGGCGTGGTGGCCTCGTACCAGGCGGGGCTGATGCCCCGGTGGTCCCTGATCCAGGCGTCACACGTGACCGGGTCCGCCTGCGGGAAGTCGGGCTTGACCCGGTCCCAGACCGGCTGCCTCGCAGCGGGCGCCACGGGCGCCGGCTTCGGGATGTCCCGGACCGGAGCAGGCTCCGCCTGCTTGGCCAGCTCGCGCTCCTTGACGCGCTGCCGGGAGGCGTTCCGGCGCCAGCGCTCGCGCTGGTACTGGTCCACCCCGCCCCAGATCCCGTGCTGCTCGTCCATGCCCTGCCGGAGGCAGTCCATCTGGATCGGGCACCAGGAGCAGAACAGGGACTTGGCCTCATCCCAGGAGGCCTGGACCTTGTCCGTGGGCTTCAGCCGCGGATTGGCCGACCCGGAGTCGGCCAGCTGGTCCCAGAGTTGCAGGGTCTGCTCGTCCCGGGCGCAGTTCCCGCCGAACAGCGGGCGCCTCATGGGCGCCCCCTCGGCGGCCTTCCAGACGCCCATGTCACCCACCCCAGACGATGGCCAGGGCGAAGCCGATGACGACGCAGGTCAGGAAGGTCATGATCCGCCAGATCCAGGGGCTGTCCATCAGGCACCGCCCTTGGCCAGGGCGGCCTTGAGCCGGTCCAGGTTCTTCGCGGTCTCCGTGCACCGGTCGTCGCAGACGATCTCCGGGAAGGCGTGGCCCCCTGCGGGGCAGTCCGGGCGCCCGTACTTGCCGTCCTCCCGGACGGCGGGACGGGCCATGGCGCGCAGCTCCCTGGCGATGGTGGCCGGGGTGCGGTCGTAGCCGTTCTCCAGCCACTCCGCCACCTCCTCCAGCGCCTTGGCGCGGATCTCCTGCTCCGCAGTGGTCGGGCCCTCGTCCTCTCCGAGGACGTCCGTCAGCACGTTCTGCAGGCTGTGAAGGTGGCTCTGGTTCATGACCGCCTCCCGGACCTGGCGCAGCTTCCGGGACAGCTCCAGGT